GTCCGAGTTCTTAATGAATTCGGCTATGTCCCTGATATGCGTTACACGGGGTTTGATCCCCGGTCCTTCGTTCCCACTGTCTGGGAGCTTATTCCATACTCGTTCCTGGTTGACTATTTCACCAATATCGGTGATCTCCTGTCCGCATGGTCGTTTAACCAAAGTGATTTGCATTGGGTCTCGAAAGGGACTCTCGCTGTATCTACCATTTACTCGGTAGATGAGCGGGTCGACCCTAGTACAGACCCGACGTTTGTCACAGTTGCTGACATCGGACACCCAGGCAAACTGTCATGGCGACGTGAAGCTATCACTCGGGGGCCCTACTATGGTTCTCTCGTACCTTCATTTAGGTTCGAGATACCAGGTATGTCCTCGTTAAAGTGGCTGAACATGGCCGCTTTAGGAAGGCTTCACTTCAAAATGATTCCCTTTTAACCTCTTTGGAGATTGTCTCATGCCTTTCTCTCCTGATTCCTCAACTACCGGAGGAACCCAAACTGGCCTGACTTCGCCAACGTATACGCTAACTGCGGATACGGTGCAGAACGGCCAGAAACAGTGGGTTGTGTCCGCCCTGGGCGGCACGCAAACCAATGTTAGGGCGAATACGATTAGCGATCCTTTCTCAGTTACGTTCTTTAAGCCTGCAGCGCCAAAAGCGCTGCCGGCCCCGAACCCTGTGACTGGCCGCTACTCGCAGGTCCCCGTCAACACGTACGGTATGTTGATTCGCAAAGGTGTTCGCATTGACGCGAACAGCACTCAGGCCATTGCTCGGGTTCGTGTCAACTTTGACATCCCAGCTGGGTCCGATGCTTCTGATGCGATCAACATTCGAGCGATGATCTCCTTCTTGGTCGGCGTCCTCAATGAAGAGAGCGACGACCTGTCGGATACGCTGCTCACGGGCGTCCTCTGACCTTGCGGTCATGACTTTCCCACGACGGCGGGCAACGGATAGAGATATCCGTCGTCCAAAAGCACGTGACCTGGCTTGCTTCCTATTCGGTATCTTAATCGATACCGTCTTTGAGAAGTTTCCAGATCTTGTGCGGATCATCCTGTAATCCACTATTCCCTCTTGTGAGGCTAAGATGAAAATCGAACGATCTAAACTTGTGTTTGACCTTGCTATCCTTACGTCTGATGAGGAGCTTTGGACGCTTACGGGCATGCGCGTGTTCGATGATATATCGTACCGCGCTGCCTGTACAGCAATCGAGGCTCGCTCATTCGGACTTTGGGGCAAGTCCCGCTATGTCCTTATGCTAAGGAGCAATAACCGCGTGTATAACGAGGTTTCGCTCCCGCTTATGGATAAGGTCGGAAATCGTCGGGTCTTTACCAGCCTGACTTTTGATGGCCTAGTGCGGAGATTCTTTACGATGGCGACCGATAGCAAAAACACATATGACCTTTCCGGCATATGCGGTAATGCTATGGAAACCTACCGTAAGAAGTTCTTGTAGGATTACTACGTGGAGACGAACAGGTGGAACCTAAAGCCCTTGCTCTTTACTCAAACCTTCAATCAGACTTAATGGACCAGTTTGGCGACATATTTGACTTCGAGTCAAAAAGTGTTAAGCCAGATGTGCCCGTGACTCCAAAAGTCGCTGCCGCTGCATCTATTCTGAATTCCTTCCTTAAGAAATTTAGGGTTGAGAACACAGATTCAATGGATAGCAAGGCGCTCTTGAAGTTTCTGACTGTGAATAAAGCAGTTGGAGACTGGAGGCTGCAGCTGGAGAC